ACCCCTGAAGCAAACGATCGGTCATCGAAAGACACAAACCGACTTTTACCTTCGAAAATGTGAATAACGCAATAGGGAGCAACGCCCCAAAATCCGCGATTGGTGTGTGGAGGTGGGGGGGATACAGGTTTATTTGTTCCGTAGAACCCTTCCTGACCTTAGGGATAATCACTTGAGGGGGCCTAGTTCTTTTTTTATGATGCTTGGGGAGGCGTTGAAGCGGGGGGAGGTCAAGTACAGGGCGCAGGAGAACGAGTTTGAGTTTGCCAATGGGAGCGTGTTGCATCTTTGTTATTGCGACTCGGAGAATGACGTGGAGAAGTACCGGGGGGCGGAGATTCATGTGTTGGGGATAGATGAGTTGACGCACTTCTCTGAGTACCAGTACAGGTTCTTGAGGTCTCGGGTTCGGATAGCTGGGCTTGAGGTTCCCAAGCAGTACAAGGCCAGGTTGCCAAGGATCGAGACTGCTTCAAACCCAGGGTCGATAGGTCATGCGTGGGTAAAGCGGATGTTCATTTCTCCCAAGCCTGCGATGGAGATATGGCGGACCGACCCGGAGGACGGGGGGATGCTCCGGCAATTCATACCTTCCAAGCTGACCGACAACCCGTATCTGGCGAGGGATGACCCGGACTACGCCAACAGGCTGAAGGGATTGGGCACGGATAACCTTGTAAGGGCCATGCTGGAGGGGGACTGGGACATCATCGCCGGGGCTGCTTTCGAGAAGCTGAAAAGGGACGTGCATTGCATAGGTCCTTTCGAGCCGCCTGATGACTGGCTTTGCTTTGGGTCTTTGGACTGGGGGTCTACAAGACCTTTCAGTTTCGGGCTTTGGACCGTGGCCAATGGGAACGCCTTGCCTGATGGCAGGATTTACAGGCGGGGGGCCATCATCCTGTGGAACGAGGTCTACGGTTGGAATGGAAAGCCAAACGAGGGCTTGAGGAAAGAGGCCGGTGACGTGGCAGAGATGTGCAAGGCTAAGATTGGTAAAAGGAGCCTTGCCTACGTCTCAGCCGACCCATCCATGTGGAAGGTCGATGGGGGGCCATCCATTGCAGAGACTTTCCTGCGGGGCGGGGTGGTCCTGAGACGGGCCGATAATTCAAGGCTCGTGGGGTATCAGCAGGTAAGGCAGAGAATTGCCGGTGATGAGGAAGGACCTATGTTGTATGCAACCCGCAACTGCCATGACGGATTCTGGCGTACCATGCCCGACATTGTGATGGACGACAAGCACGTCGAGGACGTGGATACCGACCAGGAGGACCACGCCTATGACATGGTGAGATATGCCTGCATGTCCCGTCCGTGGATGATGGAATCAAAAGTCTTGAGGCCAAAGGTTGACCGCTGGATGCGGTTCGAGGAAAAAGAAGAAGAAACCTGGAGGACCGCATGAACTGGGCTGCACACGCTTCCCATGAGATGGAAATTCAGGAAGTCCAGAAGATGCAGACCGACCGGAATTCAGACAAGTTCTGGGGCTGGCACGAAGGCATGTACATCGGCGGTAATGACGATTTAATAGCCCTGAGACTCAAGACCGGCAACGCCTACGAATCGGTAACAAGAGCCTTGTGGCGAAAGATATGCAAGGAGGCTGAACTGGTAGCTGACATCGGCACCCATAGCGGAATATTTACGCTGGATGCCTACAGGTCCGGGGCGAAGAAAGTCTTTAGCGCCGAACCCCACCCCATCAACTATGCAAGGATGGTGCTTAATCTCAGGCACAATGGATTTCCGGCTACCGGCGCTTTTTTCGGGGCCTGCGGAAACGTGGACAAGATAGACAACCTTCTCGTCAAACAGATGTACATCTGCCACGCCGCAGGAAGGGTCGGGCTTCACAACAAGAACGGTGACGAAATCCCTGTCAGGGTCATACGGCTTGATACCGTTCTTCAGCCCGAGAAATGGCAAGACCTCAAAGCAGTCAAGATCGACGCCGAGAACTACACCCCGAACGTCATTGACGGCATGTCTAAAATCTTCGCCAAAGGCTTTAGACCCGATTTCATCATCGAATGCACCGAATCAGGCATGGGAGACCGGCTAAGGTCTTTGGGATACCGCTTCTGGAGAATCTGGGAAACAGGCACCATCGAGGAAGTCGATGACCTCGCCCCCCATAACCCGAACAACAACTATAACGGCACCCACGAAGATTGCAGGAACCGCTTTGCAAGCGTAAAAGACTTACCGGAGGCCTGACATGGCAAAGAAGAAAAAAACACCCAAAGGCAACAAAGCTGTAGCCCTGCCAAACAGCGATGTCGTTCAGGACGACGAACACGACATGCTTGTCAGGTACGTCAACGAAGCAGACGACGCCACCGTTGAGTCAAGGGAACTGTCTGAAAAGTGCCGCTCCTACTACGACTCCGAACAGTGGACTTCGGATGAGAAGGCGAAACTCTCGCGCCAGAAACAGGCCGCTACCGTCATCAACAGGATAAAGCCCAAGATCGACGGCCTGATGGGCATGGAACGTGCCAACCGGACCACCGCCAAGGCCCAGCCAAGGACCCCAAAGCACACGAAAGCCGCTTCTGCCGCAACAGAAGCCGTCCGCTACTGCCTGCAAGACAACATGTACACGCGGGTCAGGTCCGATACGTGGGACAACCTTCTCGTTGAAGGCACGGGCGGTATAGAAGTCATAGTCGAACCCAAAGACGATGAATACAAGATCATCGTCAGAAACATCATGTGGGACCGGCTTATCTACGACCCCCATTCAAGGCGAAAGGACTTCTCGGACGCGAAATACCTTGGCCAAGTAGTGTGGATGGACTTTTCTGACGCTGCTGCAATGTACCCTGGTGCAGTCGATGTTTTGGAGACCATGCAGTACGGCTCCGAGACCTACGAAGATAAACCCCGGTGGATGGATAACACCAGAAACAGGGTCAAGATCGTGGAACTGTACTACCGCAAGTCTAGTGGCGAATGGTGGTATGCCTGCTTCACAAGGGGAGGTTATTGCGAAGGCCCGAAAAAGTCCCCGTTCGTGAATGAGGAAGGAGAATCAGAGCACGCCTATGAATTTGCTTCGCTGTTTGTTGACCGTGAAGGCCAGCGTTACGGCGCTGAGAAGCAGTTGCTTGACATCCAGGACGAAATCAACAAGCGGCGAAGCAAAGCCCTGCACCTTCTGAGCGTGAGACAGACCTTCGGCACCGCAGGGGCGGTTGCGGACGTGAACAAGGCAAGGTCCGAGATGGCCAAACCAGATGGTCATGTGGAATTCGCCTACGGGGAGTTGAACAAGGACTTTGGCATCCTTCCGACCGGGGACATGGTGGCGGGCCAATTCAACCTCTTGTCCGAAGCCAAGATGGAAATTGATTCGGTGGGGGCCAACTCAGCCACCGTTGGCAAGGACAAGACCGTGCAATCCGGTGTGGCTTTGAGACAACGGGCTTTGACCGGACAGACAGAACTGGCTCCCATGTTCGATGTGCTCAAGAATCTGGACATCCGCGTCTATCGCAAGGTCTGGAACCGCATCAAGCAATACTGGAAGGCCGAAATGTGGATCAGGGTCACGGACGATGAGAATAACCTCAAATTCGTGGGCCTCAACAAACCCATGACCAAAGGCGAGGAGATTCTAAGGAAGGCTCAGGAACAGGGTGCTCCGCCTGAAGCCTTGCAGCAGCTTGCACAGCAAATCGCCGCAGACCCATCCATGAAGGAAGTCGTTTCCACTGAAAACGACATTGCGAACCTCGATGTGGACATCATCATGGACGACGCACCGGATACCGTGACGCAGGAAGTCGAGGACTTCCAGGCGATGGCGGAAATGGTGAAATCAGGCTTTCCAATACCTCCCGAGGCTGTGATTTTAGCCTCCCCACTGTCCAACAAGGACAAGATCATCAAGATGATGAAGGAAGCCCCTCAAATCTCGCCCGAGCATCAGAACCAGATGCAGCAGATGCAGGAGCAGATGAAGAAGCTGGGGGAGGAAAACCAGAAACTGAAGGTCGATGCTCAGTCGGAAC